CTCAAAGCGGAGGTAAAGGGAACCGATTAGTAAGTTCAACCCTTCTTATGTTACATAAAAAGAAGTCAAACTGATCAGCCCAAACCTAAACCTGCCACGGTTGCCACCACTAACGCCAATACGTGTGCTCTCGTTGTTTCCGCAAAGCACTGCCAACGGTACGGAACATCTTTTCCGAAAAATTCTTCAGAAGATAACTGTAGATGTCCTCCTCGTGTGGATCTGACACATTTCTTACCTTTTCCCAAATACTCTTACGGGAGACCATAGGTTTTTCCGGTCTCAGAGAGGTCCATTTTTGGGAATCCCTCTCCTTCTCCTCCCACTTATTGGGCGGGTCCAGGACCCCAAAGTCGAAGGTACCTCCAAGTCTTACTTCAAAAAGTATATTCTTGAAACGGTTCTTCAGCTCTGTAAGTCCCAGACTCCCACATGAATAATGGGAAGAGCGAACGTCCTTGCGATTCACTAAGATCGTCTTTTGTGCCACCTCCAGAATAGGCTTAATAAACTTGTGCTGGTCTTGTGACATGTTACCAACAATCGAAGTAGCGAAAGCTCCCTTGAGACGACAAAGTCGTTGCTCATAGGTGAGTTTCATTCCTTCTTTTGCGGCAACCTTAGTCACAGGTCCCTGCATAAGAGGAGCCATGTGAATGAACGGTGTGTGCGAGAAGCCAGTATCGGTAACCCTCAGCAAAGCTGAGTTAACTGTACAAAACTCCCCGGACACATAATTCTTCCCAATTGATTTTTGGAAACCAACCTCTCCTATCAGCCTCTCCCAGATACGAACATGTTCGTCTGAGAGGGCGCGGAAAAGAAGGTCATCTCCATTGATCAACATGGGACATTCATCCAGTCTCCACGGTCTTCCGGAAGCGATCTCAAAAGATAATCGCGCGAGCGCAGCGTTCACCACACAAAGGAAGGGGAACGAAACCATACAGCCCATCAATTGGCCGTTGGTTTGTAAGAAATCGGAAGGAACATCATAGTCTTCTGAAAGTCTAGAATAACTGATGTTCACGCCACAAAGGGCCTCCTTCATCCAGGAATAAACTTCTGGGTCCGAGGTCGAACCAAGAGCAGCAGCCAACGTAGCATCCATATGCATCAAGTCGGTCGCGGCCCGGTAATCGCCCGAAACATAGATTGAATCAGGTTCAAAGACATGACGATCTCTCCAATCCCCAAACTTATCTTGTTGCTTCATGAGCAACCTCTCAGAAAAGGGTTTGTTTGTCAAATCAAAAACTCTGAACTTCCGAAGGGAGTTCATGAGCTGTCTCTGCAGTCCCTGAATGCAACCGTTCCGATCAATTGATCCACAAGTCACAATCCTAGCCTTAAGGGGGTCCTTGACTATCGAGGCTTCGACATGATTCTTCGCCCTCGCTCGTAAGCGATCTGGAACAGTCCTAAATAAATCTTCTAATTGATAGTTCACATAATACTTTCTCCCACTGGGATCCATATGGAACATTTCCTTAATCTGGAAAATGTGCAAGGTATACAGGAACTCATCTTTTAGCGGATTATATTTCGGATTGTCCTCGAAAGCTTTCTCGAGATATCCCGAATGACCGGTGATCCCTCCATTGAATGCAAATTCAGTGAAGGTACCACCCTTTGATCGGGGTACCTCGAGACAACCATTTGTGGTTGCCGAGGTCGGACGCTCATATCGAACTTTACCACGAAAGACTTCCATGGAGGTTCTCTCTATCTCGTCCAAAATGTCTCGTCTGGTAGTATGTTTTTGAGATAAATAACTCTTGTGTTTAAGAAGAGTTTTCTCTACATACTCCTTAGGTAGCTCTGGCATACCCTTCTTCAATCCTGTTAAAACAGAAAAGCGAAAAGAGTCTGCAAGGGCACCCCGAGTGCCAGTGAGCCATTTTTGAACGTTATGACGGAGGTAACCTACAAAGAGTGAACCAGGAAGGTGCAAAGAATCAATCGATTCAGGCAGCTCTTGTCCATAATACTTGGCAAAACAATACTGGGTATGATATTTAAATTCATCAACCCATTCGTTTGAGATTACGGAAAAGAACCATCTGATCGTAGTCTGAAGAATAGAGTCCCACAAACGGCACTGTAATTTCTTCTCTAATTTTTCTCCCCGGTAGACCCACAGGTGTGTCCACATAGCTATCACGATGTCGGCGGCAATTCCCAATTGTCCGTTAAGCGTCGGTGTAAACTCGAAAGTTTCTTGCGAGTCTACGTGGTCATCACACAAAGAGCATGATTTTCGAACTACTTCCCTTGAAGCAATGATATTGACCCCACGGTATCTTAGATACCATGGTAAGTTTTCTATCAGAGGCTCCACAAAGTTAGTTCGAAGGACTTGTCCGGAGTTCCTTAACTCTCGGACCGCCTGTACCAGCAGCGGTGGCAAGTCGGACGTTAATGTGCTGATTATCTCTGTCCTCAAAGCAGAGTGGTTAGTCCAGCGCGTCGTAC